ATTAGGCCAAGGTGATAGTGGTGCATTTTTCTTGTTTAATAATTCAACAGGAGCAACCGATCAGTCAATATACAATCCAAAAGATGATGCACTTGACGGAGATGATAGATTTGGTTATGCTGTAGATTTAAATGAAACTTATGCTGTAGTTGGTTGTCCAGGCGAAGACTCTGAAGGTACAAATAGTGGCAGGGTATATGTTTATAATCCTACAACTGGCAGTTTAGTTGCTACAATACAAAATCCTAACACATACGACACGGCAATTGGAGATCGTTTTGGCGAATCAATTGCACTTACAGATAACTATCTTGCTGTAGGAGCATTAGAAGAAGATGATGCAGGCGGTACAAATAGTGGCGTAATTTATATTTTTAGCACAAGTGATTGGTCTTTAGAAACTACTATAACTAATCCAAATAAATATAGTACCAGCACTAATGATAGGTTTGGTTATACCATACGAGCAACTAATGATTACTTAGTAACAGGCTTACCAACAGAAAATGACGGTAGTGGTGCTGTTTATATTTTTAAGGCGTAATAAATGGAAAAAGAATATATTGTAGTAGTACATAGAGGAATAGACTTAAAAACATTTGATGCCGAACTGTCTGCAACTTCAGGAGCAGGACCTATACCAAACAGAAGTGTAGATATAGCAAATCCAAGACCCGGATCAACTCGTATGACACATTGGATGCTAACTGACGAAGAAGCAACTACTTTATCAAACGATCCTCGAGTACTATCAGTAGAAATACCACCAGAGCAAAGAGACGATATTGAATTAGTTAAAAATGCTTCGCAAACAGGAACATTTTATAGATCAATATCGGGCTCTGCGTTAACAACACCAAGTTATGTAAATTGGGGATTAAGACGCTGTATAGAAACAACTAATGTATATGGTAGTAATAACACTGTTGCAGGTAATTACGACTATGCATTAGATGGTACTGGTGTTGATGTTGTAATACAAGATAGCGGCATAGATCCAAATCACCCAGAATTTAATGTTGCAAGTAGTGGCTCTCGAATAAAGCAGATAGATTGGTATACAGAAAGTGGACTGTCCGGTATACAAAGTGCTGACCATTATAGAGATGCAGATGGCCACGGTACTCATTGTGCAGGAATTGCTGCAGGTAAAACATACGGGTGGGCTAAAGGTGCTGATGTATATTCGCAAAAACTTGCAGGATTAGAAACATTATCGGGATCAGACGGAACAGGTATTCCTATAGCATCTGCTTTTGACGCTATTAGATTATGGCATAATGCTAAAAGTAACGGACGTCCTACAGTAGTTAATATGAGTTGGGGATATGGATCTAAACAAACTGTAGACCCTACAAGTGGAACATATAGGGGAACTCCTTGGAATTATGGATCTGACTATACTACTAGAGCTGACCTTTGGGCGGCAACAGGAGTTAGCACAACGTTCTTTGGTTCTATGACGTTACCCGTTAGAGTACCGTCAGTTGATGCAGAAATTGAAGATATGATTGATGCTGGAATACATGTATGTATAGCAGCAGGTAATAATAGATATAAAGCAGATTTACCAACTGGTACTGATTATAATAACAGTGTAGTATTTGGCGGATCAACATACCAATATCATAGAGGCAGTTCGCCTTTTAGTAATGATGCATTTATGGTAGGTAACATAGATGCCGAAGTAAATTTGGGTGTTGATAAAATAGCTGGCAGTTCTACAAGAGGCCCAGCAATAAACATATACGCACCGGGCGACAATATAATGAGTACGTCTAGTGTGCTTGCAGATGCCCTCTACACGTTACTTGATTACCCTGGTGACTCTACATACAAAATAATGAGTATTGGCGGCACAAGTATGGCATCGCCACAAGTTGCAGGAGTATGTGCATTGCATTTACAAGTACAACCAGACTTAACTCCAGAACAGTTAAAAGATAAAGTAATTAGCGATTCTAAATCAGTTATAAGTACTACAGGATCTGAAACAGACTATGAAGATTATGAAAATTCATTATTAGGCGGCCCTAATAGAATGTTATACAGCAGATACGGATCAAACACACCTTGGGCTATTACAGGAACGATAAATATTAGTGGAGGCTTACAATAATGGCACTTAACTTTCCGAGCGCACCAGATGCACTTGAAACATTCACAGACGGCACAACAACATGGCAATGGGACGGAACGTCTTGGGTTGTTATATCAGGCGGCGGGATAACTGTCGAGGCACCTGACGTCTTTAAAACATTTACAGCTGACACGGGTACTACTACAGCAGACGCTGAAAATGATTCGTTTAATATTAAAGGCGGAACAGGAATAACTACAGCAATAGTAGGTGACGAAGTTACTATTGACTTTGGCGGAAGTGTTGGAGATCCTGATCAAAATGTATTTACAACAGTTAACGCAGATGCTGGGCAAATTAATGCGGCATCGACTACAGATGCTATTACTATTGCAGGCGGAACAAATGTAACAACAGCAATATCAGGATTAACTGTTACAATTAACGGAACAACACCGACACTTACAATTAACGATCTCACAGATGTTGACACAGTAAACACAACACCAGTAGCCGGCAATGTATTAAAATGGGACGGTGCAAAATGGTCACCAGGACTTGACTCAACAACAGGTGGTGGCGGCACTGACGCTGATACACTTGATGGGCAGGATAGTACATATTTCTTAAACTATAATAACTTACAAAATACACCCACAATACCAGCAGACTTGAGTGATCTAACAGACACTACAACTTTATTATTCGACAAAACATTTGCATCATTAACAGGTAAGCCCACTACAATAGCAGGTTATGGTATTACAGATGCATTTGATGGTTCATTTTTAAATCTAGCAAACGTACCTACAACTATTGCAGGCTATGGAATTACAGATGCTGTTGTAAACTTTGCAGACTTAGGAACTAAGCCTACAACTATTGCGGGCTACGGAATTACAAATGCATTAAGTACATCAGCTAGCCTGTCAGATCTTACAGATGTTAGTTCAGCAGGTCCATCAACTGGGCAAGCATTAGTATGGGACGGTGCATCATGGGGCCCAGATACTGTAAGTGGTGGCGGCGGCGACCCAGATCAAAATGTGTTTACACAAATATTTGGTGACGCTGGATCATTAACAGCTGCTACAACAACTTCGTCATTTACTGTCGCTGGCGGCACAAATATTAATACTACTGTAACAGGTAATAATGTACGCATTGACATGCCTGCAACACTAGGTGTAAGCAAGTGGGACGATCTAGAAGAAGTTGTACGTATAGACAGAACAATTGATAAAGTTTATATGCCTGCAATGGCTATGATTAGAATGAATAATGCAGGTAACTCAGCATACACAGTTGATAGTCATGGATATAGTGGAAACAATCCAACATTATTTGCAATAGGCGGCATGACTATAGCATTTGATTTAGGCCAAGTAGGCGGCCACCCATTTGAAATACAAGATGGTACTGGTACAGCATACAATACTGGATTAGTTCATATTGATATTATTGGTAATGTTACAACTGGATCAAACGCACAAGGGCAAGACACTGGTACGTTGTATTGGGAAGTTCCGGAAACTATATCAGGAAATTATAGGTATCAATGCACATTGCACCCTTCGATGGTAGGTGCTATAACTATTAAACGTATATCACTACTTTAATTGTCTTACTATTGAATCAAGTTTTTCTTTAGTAGTAAGTAAATTATGTTTGATATCAATTAATTGTCTTGGCTTAATATATCCGCCACTACCGCTTTGATGACCTACATCTATTTCTAAACTTAGTGCTTCAAATGTATTAATATATTCGTCTAATTTAGTTTTTAGTTTACCTTCGTCTAGGTTATTACTTGCCGCTTTATATCTAGTAATATCTTTAATCCATTTTTCGGATTTTGTTAATCTTGGAAACATCTTTTATCCTATATTTGTTGAAGGTAACACTACAAAGCTATCTTTTTCAAAATCACCGTTGCTGGATTCTGTTATAGAACTATCGGCTACCATTGACTCTAAACAACACGGCATTAATGGCAATACATGATGAGTCTGTCCTTCGGCTAATACAGTCTCAAATAACTTTCCTGTATCAGTGTCAATCCACCTTAGTTTAAAATTACCAGTATTAACAAACCAAGTTTTTTCCTTTTTAACATTAAAGAAAAAATTAGTTCTACTTCCTACACCTTTAAATGCAAGTATCTTTGTACAATAATCATTAGTCCTAGCGATTGTTAATTCGTGTCCCCAACTGTGTTTTTGTACGTCAGCCATTTTCGTCTATTACCTTTAATACTTCAATTATCGTTCTTAACTTACTTTGTATTGTTTTATTTTGTAACGTATTTCTTAACCCGTGGTGTAACGGCTTTGGCCATTGCCCTGTAGTAACCCAGGCATAACCATCATGCTCATGATTGAGTGTTGGAATAAATTCGTTTTCTACCACAATTAAATATGTATGAAAGGAAAAGTGATTGTCATTACTAACAAAACTTTCTAATGGAAGAACTTTGGTATATTCTACATTGCCTATTTCTTCTGTGACTTCTCGCTTAAGGCCTTCCCAAGGAGTTTCAGTATTCTCATTTGTGCCACCAACAAGCCCCCAAGAAATATTAGACTTATTTCCTGTCCTATGTAAAAACAAAAATCTTTCTGTGGCTAAGGAGTAGAATAATGCTCCACTGCAAACAATCTCTTTCATACTAATAATTATGCATCAAGTAGTATGGTCCAGGTCGCTCCTGAGTATTCTCCTTCGTAACTCTTAATCCAAAATTCACCATTCCATTTGTATTGGATGCCTGTATTCAAGTTACTTGTATATGTTGCTGGCGAACCAGTACTTCCGTCATCGGCTCCACTTGCATCAAACACAATATGCCAATTTGCACCGTCCCACTCAATGATATCACTTTCATTAGCAATAAAGTCTGTTCCGTTTGTATTTTTCCAAGCGTCAGGACCATCAGTGTTGTCAGTACTACCTATGTCAGACAAAATGAGCAAACGTATTCCTGATTCTTTTACATTGTTAGGATTAAATCTTAGCGGATCAACAATATAGTCTATCGTAGTAAAACTATTTGTACTTCTTGCAGGACCAGCAATAACAGTATCGTCTGGTAATGTATCACTATCAAAGTTAATAACTATTTTAGTGTCATCTAACGGATTAATAGTAAATGTACCAGTAATATAGTTGTCAGTGGCTGTTGACTTTAATAGTATTCTACTAACATCGGCTTGGTATGTACCTGGGTATGCTTCTGTAAGCTCTTTCCAACTAACTTCGCCAACCTTATTTTTCCACACTAGTTGTGCAACATCGTCTTGCACACTAAGTCCATAATTTTGGAATGTACTACTAACACTTGTTTTATCAAACAGTCTCTTAGTATCAAAGTCCATTTGACCTGTGCCTGTATTTGGAAATTCGCCATCATCGACAGTTCGAGTACTTCCGTCATCTTCACCATTGCCAGTTATAGGTTTAGTATTGACCCTAGTTACAAATGTAGGTTCTGTACCATCTATTTGTCCTGCTATAGTAGCACCTAAGTTAATGTCACCACTTTGTTCGTTAAATATGTTAGATATAATGCTTGTTGTTACTCCTAAGCGTTTAACTTTAGCAGGTGGTGTTAAGTATATAGGTGTACTAAATTGTAAACTTGCAACATCTATTTCACTGTCTACTCCGACTGGAATTGATCTAGAACTAAATGTAATGCCTTCCATATTTACAACAGTTAAACTAGTCCAGTCTAAATAATTATCTGTAGTTTGTATTTCAAAACTAGGATTAAACAATATTAATATTTGTTCTAATATTTGTAATTTCTGTTCAGCATTACTAGCCCATATATCAGCGGTTAATTTAAGTGTATATGGTGCCGGCATATGACGTTCTACAGTGTAGTTTTTACCTTGTGTGTTAAGATACTCTCCAGTAGTACTATTGTATGTGCGTTCACGTACATGTCTTTTGCTTATTAAGCTAGAATCAGCTGTTCTGTCTCTATCCATTTCTAGGCCAGTTACATATACAGCCATACGCGGTGCTGTTGGTATTTTGTTTTCGGAATTGTCTCTTAATATATTAGCAACTTGTCGTGTTAAATCTCCGTACATAACAGGAACTTGTTTTTCATTTCCGTGCCCGTCTTGCACTTGGAAATTACTTAACATCCTTATAAGTTGAGTAATATACCTTCTAATTTGTGCATCATAAAAAAATTGCATTATACATCATCCGCTTTGGGTCTAAGTGCTTTACTTAGAGCTTGTCTTTCTGAAACAGTTTCGTCACCAATAACATCAGTATTTGTATTATTAATAAATGTGCCAATCTGTGTTTTTCTATCGTTAGTATTAGTCATTGTCATTCTAACATTATCTTGCATTTTAATCCATCTAGATCCATCATATTGAAACAGTCTATTTGGTAAAAAGTCTGTACGTAAAAAGTAATCTCCTGCTTCGTTAATAGCAGGGAAACTAGTACCACTTCCAAAAGCTGCTCCGTTAGGTGGTTGCCCGGCTTCAATTAAGTATCCTGCATAGCCTGTTCTACCTGGTGAACTTGCGGTTGGATCAGCAACGGTGCTTACTACTGCCTTACCTGAGTCATCAGTGTCAAGTGTATAATAATGCCCTATGTCGTATCCTGACTTAGGAGCATCTGCTTCGGCTTCTGTAAGTACAGCATCGTTTATTGCTTTTTCATTTTCGTATGTGCTTAGTAAATCCCTTAGGGTGTTGTCACTATACGCTGCCCAATTTAAAACGTCTGTAGGTGTGTTACCTTGCGTCTGTGACGTTGCTTCATATAGCTTGCCCTTATACTTTACAACTTGACCAATTTCGTATG